ATAGCTTTCATACAATCGAAATACCGCTGGTATCGTTTACAGGCTAAACTTCTCCAAAAGCAATCAGCTTGTATGTTTTTTATCCAATCACGTAAAATCCATTTTATTTTTATTGCCGGTCCATATTTTAAGATCAGTGCTGTCACAACATCCACACATCTCTCAAATGCTGCATTCTCTTTTGCATCATCATAATATTTCTTTCTCATTTGTCCGCCCCTTTCTGTGCTTAAATTGCTTTGGCAGCCAATTATCGTTATCTGCTTTCAACAAGTCATACACATATATCTTATTCGGCTTTCCTAATCCCTGATGGCTTCGATAAATCAGATTATGTACCTCCAGTTCTTTCAGCATCTTGTTAATTTTCTTATTTCCCAGATGCAACAGCTTCATCATTTCTTTGATTGTAAAAATGATAAATATATCTCTTCATGATTATTTGCTCCTTCCTTAGTCCTGAAATGTGTACTTTTTGAAACTACAAAAAAAGGACTGCTAAACAGTCCCGAAATGTATGGACATCTCTTTACGAAACGTTCCAGTATTTTTGTATACTTTTTGGCACCACCTCCTTAAAAATGGGTATAAAAAAAGAAGGTGTATTTCAACCTTCTTTCTATACTACGCTGCTCTCATCAATCGCTGATTTGCTTCATAAACACCAAACCCATTATCGACAGCCATTATTGCATACATACGGAGTGCATTGCCAATTCTTTGTATGTTAGAAACTGGATATTCTGTTTCTAAATAAAATCCTATTATATCCCCTTTTGTTATAATTTGTGAAATATACTTCCTATTCTTTGTCTGTCTGTTAGAAGCATTAACAAAATAATTATTATGTCTAATTCTTGCATTCTCTAGAATTTGCAATTCGTTCAAATTAAAAGCTGAAGACAATCTTGTTGCTATTTTCATTTCCACATGATAAGTTTGTTAAGTGTTCTATTTTTAAATCCTTGTACAGCTTTGTACATTCTCAAATAGCCTATAAAATCAAGTATTTTTTAATAGTTCAGACTTTACCGCCTTGCACATTCTTGTGTTGTATGTCTGCAATGGTGGCAAGTCGGTGGCAATGCCACCGCTGAACCATCTGTTATACTAATTCGTTGACCCTTTTCTGTACAGCTGTAGGACTGTAACCTGCTGCTTTCAGGCGGTCAATTCGTTCTTGACCATTACCCCACTTACCAAGAATAACTTCTTTTGCGATAGCTTCTCAACTATCCGTTTATCTAAACTGAATAGCTTCAATTCTTAATGCCTGTCCTACAGTTCCGAGTGTTGCTACTCCATCAGCTTTTGTCCAATCAGTCCAACCACTGTTCTGAATATGTACTCGATATTCAAAGTCACCCTTGAAACATAAACATTCTATACGTTTACTCTCATTTGTTGTGCCGATAACAGTATCTTTGTTTATCGTTCCATAATCAACCCAACCTTTATCCTGTATATGTGCTTTAACACCAATACCCATGCCTAAAGGATTGATTTTAAACGCTTCTAAACGTAAATTATGTCCTGTTATTCCGATAACGTTGTTGCATACAGATTCTTGTAACCAACCTTTGTTTTGTACAAATGGAGTAGCAAGGAATTTAGCAGCCATGATCTCGATCGCTTCAATTTGCAATCCTTTTCCTTTTGTTCCAGCCCAGTTTCCGTTGAATGTCCAATCCGTCCATCCGATGTTTTTCTGGTGGACTCTGTAGATGTACGGCGTATCCTTGCCGGTAACCTTGATTGCTTCGATACGTTTGTTCTGTCCTGTAGTGCCAAGGATTGTGTCTTTGTTAATGTTTTTAAACTCTTTGTCGCCTACATCCTTGATATGCACTACTACGTCTGTTTCTCCGACAGGAATAAGTCGGAATGCTTCGATTCTCCGGTTCTGTCCTGTCGTTCCTGACATACGACCATCAGACTGCCAGCACGCCCAGCCGATGTCACGGATATGTGACTGGTAAGATACCTTACCGTAATGCTGTACGGAGTCCTGAGATGTTCCACCAGATGTTACCTCACCGTCAGAATCCTCTTTTGCCGGAGATGCCGTAGCGATGCCGAATGCATTAAGGATTCCTCTTGCAAGATCGTCAATCTGGTTGTTGAATTTTGTAAGATCGTCTTTATTGGATATAAACCCATTTTCTAATAATCTGTAGCTATATCCTTTCGTTGCTGATCTGTTTACATTAGCAAGATTTGCACGTCCTACGATCTTGTTTGCGCGTCCCGGGAAGAATGAGCCAATGAAATTGGCAAGCGCAGTATCATACTGATCTGGGTTATATCCTTGCTTAATAATTACATGACCACCCTTCGCCGATGCTGATCCGCTGTCCATGTGCAGTTCTAAAATCTGCCAGTCCTTCGGGATGTTGAGTGACGTGATTCCTCTGTCTGCATACCAATTTCTGCTCGTATCTCCAAGTGTAACATTGCTTCCTCCGTATGCTACGATTCTGCTCGCAAGTGCTCTTACTCTTTCTGCCTCCGTGAATCCGTATCCCACTGCTCCAGAATCTCCTGCTCCGTGTCCGGCGATTAAAAATAAATGTGCCATATTTTGCTCCTTCCTGTGCGACATCGCACACAAACAATAAGAGGACGATTATTCGCCCTCTGTTACTCTTCTTTATTTACCTGTTTGATTATCTGGTTAACGTATGTACTCAGTCCAGCCACAAGAATTCCCTGTACAATTGCCGTAAATACTGCCATTGCTACATTCTGTACGCCAGACAGACTGCATGTAGCAATCACATAGATTCCGCAGATTACAATCCCAATCACTCCAAGAATGATAGGAATGTATTTGTCTGCTACCGTCTGTGACTGTTTCAGTCCCATTCCGACAAAGTAGAGTACAATCGCTACTACTACAAGTTCTGGTTTCACATAATTTAAAATCTGTTCCATCATTAATCACCTTTCTTTTTTATATGTAATTCTTCGATTTCGTACATCATTTTTGTAATCATGCCATTTCCACCAAGTGCATGGTATGCTTCGTACATCTCGCAGAAGTTTTCATATGCATAAGACGGGATATCTCCAATCTGCATATACTTGCTATGGTACTCAATTAGCTGCACACGTAGCAAAAGCATAGTTCCTTTGCTGTTGGCGTCACGGTCTCTTTTTTGGTTCTTTAACAGCCAGACAATATATCCCAAGATAATCGGAAGTACCAAGGTATATGTCTGTAATAATAGTTCTTTCACTGTATCTGTCTCTCTTTCTTATTCTATGCAATAAAATAAGACCCGTTAAGGTCTTGCTCGGATTTCCATATGTACCTCCACAAAAATAAGAGCAGTCATTCCGCTCTTATTTTAAAAAAATTAATCTTTACAATTATAAGTTTCAATATACGTATTTCTGTATTTAATAAACTCTCTATAAAGTTTTGCTTCAAGTCCTAAAGCCCTCTTTAGTTAATTACTCTAAATTCAGTGCTTCTCGAATCGCTTCCAGATCATCTGTTGTCAATGCTGGATAATCCGCTGCAATGTCCTCGAATACTTCTCCGTTCTTAATTCTGATACGGAATGCTCTTACCATGATTTTTAATTTCAATGTGCTTAATGTCTTCATATTAGTTTTCTCCTCCTATTAAATCTGCCATCATTAAAACAAGGTCGTCTGTCGTTACTTCTAAAGTCGTTAAGCGTTCTTCCTGAGTTGCTTTTGGTTCAAAGGACTTCTCAGCAATCCCCAACTTCTCTATCATTTTCTTCTGTATTTCAGTCATTTTGCCACCTCTATTCCGTCAATGTGCCCGTTCCGGCATTGTAGATGTATTTCTTGCGCACCTTATCGTATAAGCATAATGTACCGTCAGACTTTTTAACCGGAATCATATCAGCCACAAGGTTGCTGCCGGAATAGATCTGTGCATAGTAGATCTTGCCTGTCACACCCGTTCCAGCTGGTGCTCCGTTCTTGGACATATTACCCAGATAATACGGGCTTGTAAGTGTGAACGAATCTATCGCATCTGTGGCTACAGTTGTATCCCCAAATTGATAGCTTACGCCCGTCTGGTTAATAATCCAGTCTCCGTTCCAATAGTTTGCCGATTTTGCCGAACTATTTACTGTTCCACGAACTGCATAGAAATTATCTGTGCAGGTATAGCCAAACTTATAGTTATCGTCACGTGCCCCAGCAATGTATGTAGTTCCACTCTGCAAATTCCATTTCGCTTTTGTGTTGGTGTCCTGATCTGGTAAAATTTCCGTGTCAAAATAACAATTACCATCCAAGCTCAGGCTTGCAAGCTCTGTGTGATCTGTCGCTGTGCTCTCGTTAACTGTAACGTTACACTGTGCTGTGTATCCACCGTCTGCGGTTGTTACGGTTACGACTGCGGAACCAGCTGTCTTGGCAGTCACCTTGCCACCAGATACAGATACATTGCTGTTATTAGCACTCCAAGTAACACTCTTATTGGTTGCACTGCCCGGTGACACCGTAGCTGTCAGCTGTGCGGAATCCCCGGCATCCAGTGTTAATGTCGTCTGGTCGAGCTTAACACCTGTGACCGCAACGACCTCTGGTGCTTCAGATGCTGTAATAGAGCCGATACCCTGATTCTGTAGTGCCTGGTCGACTACCGGCGAGTAGAATGTACGATACCATGTCTCATTTGGGTGTACACCATCACCTTTCTTGCTATTTGGGTTATAGGTGTATTTGTCTTTATTTGCAGACGTCATGGCAATCTGAGAATAGACACGCATATCTAAGTATGGCATATTCCATTTTTCACAGATTTCAATCGCTTTTGAGTAGATACTGTCTACATAAGAATTGTCTTTGGCGAAACTGTGTGGAATAATGTACAATTTTACGGCTAATGGATACCTATCCATGATATATTGCAATGCACTTTCCATTGCTCCACAAAACGTTCCAGTGTTGTACGAAGCATCGTATCCGGATTCGATTGAGCCGATTGGAATGCTATTATTAATGTCATTTACGCCGCCATCAAAAATAATCGCATCCGCAGCACCTGTATAGGTTGTAATCTGGTTAACGATCGGTGTATGTGCTGGACTGGATGTCACAGCCATATTAGCTCCCGACTCAGCTTTATTAATCCACGTAGCATCTGGATATTTTTCTTTTAATGGCTGGATGATTCCTGTTCCCTCTTTCCATCCCCAGCCAGCAAATACACTGTCGCCGAATCCTACGATCGTTTTTCCTTTATACGGATTCACTGTATCACCTCCTGTATATGTTCCTGTGATTCCAAAAAGTTCTACACCCTCTTTAATATTTTCAGCTAATAGATTTGCATCACCTTTAATAGTCTGCTTCCCAGACAGATATACACCAGCGTCTATGTTCTGGTCTTCCGTTCCCGGTGTTATGGTCTGTGCTGTCAATCTCTTAATCGTTCCCGTTACTTTTCCATCGGGACCGCAAGCCACGGTGTTCTCTAACATCTTACTCGCAATCGCATTAACGTCCGGCGCAGATACTGCAAGGTAATACACGCCATCCTGTACACCAGCATTCGGATAGGAGTCGGAAGAATCACTGGATATGTAACCAAGTAGATCTGTCCCTTTCTTACCAGTTGCCCCCTTTTCGTCGGATAATGTTAATATGTAATAATCTGTTCTGTATCCATACGGCCTGTATAACACGCTCTTTGTTTTTCCGTTTGTTGCCCCTGTCGGAAGATAATATTTATTTATTCCAATGCTATTATCTAATTTATAATATCCGTCTTCTGTAATTGTTGCTCCCGTGTATTCCGTTGTGGAATATCCGGATGGTCTATCTTTTCCAACATCTTCAGATGTTTTTACCCATCCAATCAATTCCGTGTACTTTGCCCAGAGATATTCGCCTTTTCCAGTTTTATCTACCTCTGTGCCACCTGTTCCATCGCCAGTATACGTTCCAGATACACCAAGGATGCTTATACCGCTCTTAATGTTGTCAGGAATAATCTTGTCTCTTTCTGCTTCTGCAATTGTTACGGATCCATCGCCATTGTGGTAGCCTTCTGGGATGATATATGCTCCTGTCTTTCTGGAGATTGTGCCGGCAGTCGCTCCTCTATTCATCATTGTACCCGTAACTTTCCCAGATGCTATATAAGCAGTCTTTTCTTCTAAGATATTGCTTGCTACTGCCGTTGCATCGGATGTATCGGTGCCACCGCCAGAAGTGCCCGCTTCATAAGTGCCTGTAATCTGATCGCCGTTCTTATCGTGCGCTGTTACACCTTTTAACAACTTACTTGCAGTTACGGTATCTTTTGACAAGTCCATTACTGTTCTTGGTCCGTAATTTATTTTACTAACTCCCATAGCTACCTCCTAACCGATCTGTACCGTTGTTGATCCAGATTCTGTGGTTTCTTTATAAGGGATTTCTTTAACAATTACCTCTGACAATGCATCATATCCGTCATCTGGTCTTATTACCTGTTCATTCACAGTAGGTGAAATTGTTTTTGACTGTGTAACAACTGTTCCACCAGCATTGGATGTCCCGCCGTAAGCGATAATGTAATTTACACGACACATGGTTTCTTCCGTTGTAAGTCCGTTAAAAGTCGCATACCATGATCCATTCAGATATGTAGCTCCATCAAGATGCAGTGTCATCTGACCGTCACCGTTTGCAAAACTTACTGCTGTATTTGCATTAGAAGCACCCGTAATTCCAAGAAGATTATTTATATCAGAATCCGAAAAAACCTCTACACTGTTTGAGTTTGTTGGAATTTTGACGACAATAGTTCCACATTTTGTTACGCATCGAAAATTCATTTTTGCATTCAAATTATTCAGGCTTTTTTCTACGTTTTTTATTCTATCCAATATCGTATCTATACTTGGTTGAATAGATGTACCCCGTATGACTTCTTCTATACTTAGTCCATTTATGTGCACAAATAACAGATGTCCTTTATATTGTTTTCCACCATAGTATATAGAGTCATTTGTCCACCGAATTTCGTCGTTGTAATTTTCGCCAAGAGCTACCGTCTTCCCTTTTATAATTTCAAATTCTACTTTTTCCACACCAGAATCATTTGTATATTTTATAAATACGTGATCGGTACGCTTTTTCCCTTGTCCTGCTGGTTCAAAATTTAAAGTTGTACTGTCATTCACTTTTGTCCAGACGTGTCTCCCCTGTAGTAATGCATCGCCATCTGCTATTCTTATCGATGTACTTGATACAATTTCCGCTTTAAATTGATTCCCTGCTTCAAGCACGTAAAAATCGCTGCCGAATATATCTCTGTATAACGATCCATCAGCTGCAGCCGAAACCTCAATACCGTTTCCTGTATTCAAATTAATTGCCATCTTAATCACCAACCTTATACGTTACTGTATATCTATCGTTTTCAATTTTTACAATTTCACTATTTATGATTTCCTTCATCGCCACGCCTGTCTGTCTGTTTTTTCCACCGACAATATCTCCTATGTTAACATCTAGTCTGTCAAATTGCGCTGTAAGAGAATCGCTATTTTTCAATTCTTTCAACTTTTCAACGCCCTGGCTCCTAAGTTCTTCATCAGACTCCACATTTCCATAATCATATATCTCTGTTATTTCAGACCTGCCTGTATAATATGGGGCATCAACTATGTTACCAGAACTATCTGCGTATAGATGTATCACGGTACGTTCCGCAAGCTCTCCACCGCCGAGACAGATCAGATGATTTACACCACCTCGATTCTGCTCGAAAATAACTTGCATACCATAATCATCAGAGTATTCATATTTTTCGGATAGATCCTCTATTTTGGTAGCACTAATTTGTACTTTCGCATCTCTAGTAACCGTACACACAAGCTTGGCATCGACATTTGATAACATCTTTTTGATACCCGCATACATGTCTGTATACCGTTCAAATTGGTTACTTGATATTTTTATACCTGCATCATCTGCAGGCACAATAAAAAGGTCAGATAATCCGACCTTTTCTATAAGTTGTTCCAGTATTCTATTCGCATCACCGGATACTATATAATAGTCCTGACCACTCTCAGGCTCAATGATTTTCTTTTCGAGTATCCCCCTGAAAGCACGACCAGAATAATAGACCTTGTTCTTCTTGGTATCTATTTTCACATCATCGACAATACCACCGTATTCTGTATTTTCTACATACCATATACTGCCGTGAGACATGCAATGATTCTTTAAATACATACCGATCTGAAAATCATTATCTTTTCCAATATCCAAATCTATTGAATACTTATGTAGCTCACCTTGCGGTAATCCGCTTGAATCTGTATATATTACCATCCCGGTTCACTCCTTCTATCCAAAAGTATTAAATCAAATCCAAAAGTACCGTCATATTGCACGGCATTTTCACCTGTAGGAATTTTTTCAAAAATATATGATTTTTTATCTGCTTCCCAAAAACGATTTTCTATGCTTCCATTCTGTTTTATCAGTTTAATTGTCCTTTTATTGGAATCAATTTCAACTCTCTGCCCTTTCTCTATTGATGTATTTATTTGATACACATGACTGCCGATTGTAATAGAAGGGTTTGTCACATCACCGTAAATTCTTAATCGAAAATCGCTTTCCACAAAAAACGGATTAACAACGCTGCTGCTCTGCACATAAGAAGAATAGGTATATGGATAAGAATATTCGTACTCTTTTTTCTTGTCATCCTGTGTTGCATCATTCTTCAAAAACATGAATTCTTTTTCTGTAATCCAGTCCGACGAATCAGAAATAATATTCACCGTAAGAACCATATATCCATTGCAATAATAATAGTTAGATTTCTTGGACGCATTGAAATAACAGGATGTATAATATCCGTTTATTTCCAGTTTCCCCGGTGTTTCTGCGAGAATATCACGCTCAAAGACCTCATATATACGGTTTCTTATGTTCAAACCTTCTTCTTCGTTTGCCGCAATAATAATTGTGGCATTTTTCTTTGTAACGCCCTTATGAAAATTTGTAATTTCATCATAGTCACTATCATATAACCACTCATAATCATAGAACTCGCTGTCATTTAAGAAAATTCCACCTGAACCAAACTCTATAGTCTGGTTCAGGTGGTTTGTGTAAGTGGCTTTATTAAGCATATTTTCTCACCAACCTCGCAACTTCACGCCCCTCTACATCAAATTCAACATAATTTGTTAATACATCAATCATAAGTTCTCTTAATCCACCGTTCTTCATCCATGCATATATCATCTTTAATACTTCCGCTGATTCTAAATCATTATCTGAATCCTGAAGTGCGGAGTTGATCATATCCATAAGGCTTTGTGTTCCGACAACCGTTTCACTTCCGGCTTCACCACCTGCCAAGAACTGATTTGACTTAGCGTTGTAACCGAAAATAGTCGGCTGATTCATGATCATACCATCGTCCATTGCTTTCTTGTACCATTCAATACCAAAGTGCGGTACACTTGGTGGTGTCAGGCTGAAAGAACCACTGATTGAAATATGTGGTAATTTGAGTTTTGGCAATGACCACGAAAAATTGAAGAAACTTTTAATTCTGTTTATAGCGTTACTTACAATGTTCTTTGCACCTTCAAGGATACTGCTGAACTTATTCTTAATATTTCCAAGTATATTGGTAACTGTCGAATAGGCATTACCAAGACCACTTGAAAATGAATTTTTAATCTCTGATATCTTGTTCAAAACTGCCTGTTTTGCTTCTGACATTTTTGACTTGAACTTATCGGCTACTGCTGAAAGTTTACCGCCGGTCAAATTGTCAATGAATGTGTACCCGGCTGAGTAATACCCTTTTACACCTTCCATTGCTGCTGCTGCAATTCCATTGATTCCACCGCCATGTTCAGAATATGCAGTTTTCATGTTTTGTAGTTTTTCAGACACCGTATCTTTTGCGGCCTGCATTATAGTACCCATCGTTCCCTTGATCTGTGAAAACTTCTCTGAAACAACTTCTTTCATTGCCGAAAACTTCTCTGATGCAGCATCTTTCAAGTTTCCAAAGAACTCTTTAACGACTTCGATTTTCTCACCAATAGCTGCAACAAAATTCGCAAACGCTTCTTTTACTGATTCCCATACACTTTTGATTGAATCCCATGCAGCTGTAACTGCTTCTCTGAATCCATCATTGGTCTCCCATAATGTGATCAGTGCAGCCACAAGCCCGGCTATAATTGATATAATAAATACAGCAGGGTTTGCACCCATCGCTGTATTCAATCCGGTTTGTGCTACTGTTGCAGTTTCTTCCACACCTGTTAAAATTCCGATTGCTGTACTCACTGCATCAATCAACGATGATATCGCCATTGCAACCTTTAAGGTTACGAACCCGGCAGCAACTCCGGCTATCAGTGGTGACCAATCCTTGAACGTTTGGATGATCTTAGGCACATCTTCAATAAGACCGCCTAGTTTTTCAAGGAAGTTTTCAACACCGTCCATTCCTTTTTCAAAGAACGTTGTAAAATCAATTTTTTGAATCCAGTCAAATACCCTTTGCAGGGCATCACCGACAGACGTTGCAAACGCATCCCAATCAACAGTTTCCATCCAATCCGACAGCTGCTGTAAAAATCCCATAACAGTAGGTGCAAGTTTTGAACCTACTTTTGTAAGGATATTTTCAAACAATGCCTGTACTGAACTCCACGAACCTGATATTGTAGTACCTGCTTCAGCTGCTGTTGTTCCGGTTATACCTAAGTTATCCTGAATCTTGTGAATAGCTTCAATCATTTGGTCAAACGTTACGTTATCCAAACTTTCAATCTTTTCACCAAGTACACCTGAATCATTTATCAATCTGATCATTTCAGACTGTGTACCACCATAACCAAGTTTCAGATTATCCAACATCGTGTAATTTTGCTTTGCAAAACCCTGATAAGCGTCCTGTATAGAACCTATGTCAGTACCCATCTTGTTAGCATTATCTGACATATCAGTGATAGCAAGGTTGGTCAGTTCAACCGCTTTTGCAGTATCACCGCCAAGACCCTGAATCAATGAAGCAGCAAATGAGGTTGCGGTGTCCATATACTTATTTGAACTCATCCCGGCTGTCTTATATGCCTTTTTAGCATAATCAATCAGTTTACCGGAACTGTCTTTGAATAGTGTTTCAACACCACCAACTAACTGTTCGTATTCAGCATAGTGACCAACCGCTGATTTTGTCACATCTGCCATTTTTGCAGCTAACTGTGTACATCCTGAAATTACTTTTGTGATTGCTGTAGATGCTAAATTCGCAAGCGTGGCTTTCCATGTTGTAAATCCACTGTCTGCATTTTTGGCAGCTTGTCCGGCATCTTCTACTGACTTGCCTGCGCCACCTGCCTTTTTGTCAACATCTTCCAGTGTTTCAGCAGTACCCTTTGCAGACTTTGAAACCTTTTCAATATTGTTCACGGCATCAGCGTAATTGATCGTTATTTTTCCGACCAACGAAAAAATATCCAACGATTAGCTACCCCCTTTCAATGGTGGCACGAATCCATTTAGAATTTTATTTGCTTTTTCCACCTGTAACTTAATCTGTGCATTGTTCATTGTCGGTTCAGTTTGTTCAGTCTTTTCTCCTTTCGGTGCTGTACTCATAAACCGCTGTTTAAATTCTTCAAAATTTCCAACATCATCAGCAAGTGGGTTTGCTGTGATTGCACAGTATAAGTCCCACTGTTTATCTTCATTGTCCTGTTTCAGGACTGTTCTAACAGTAGCGTCTAATTTCCCCCGGCTGATTGCTTTATCTAAATAGCTGTAGGGGTTACCATATCTACGGTTGCAGCACTCATCGAATCGTTCTGTTCCGTACCCACTAATTCGGCAACACCCTCGAAAAAATCCATAAGATCATCTTTCTTAGCAAAATCTTTTACCATTACAACAAATTGTTTCAGCTTGAATTTCTTCACATCATCAGCAGTAACCGCTGTACCGTTGTCCCACTCCATACAGTTAGCAAAAAACTTACAGATTTCATTTCTTGCTTTGGAAATGTTCTTGATCAGAATGCCACATACTTTCATAGCAATGACAATACCAACTTCTTTCATGTCTGTACCTGATTCCTGCAACTGCTGAATCTCGTCTTTGTCAAATGTACCAATAACCTGTTCCACTCCGATAACTGCAAGAACCTCACAAAAGTCAAATACGTTATCAACTGTTAAATCCTTAAATCTGAAATCTGCCATGATTATTTATCCTCACTTTCTTTTTTCGATCTGTTTCTTCTACCACCTCTTGCAGACTTATCCTGTTTTGGTGCAGATGTTTCTTCATGTTCAACAGGTTCAGTATGTTCACTTGCTGTTTCCTGTTCCTGATTTTCTACCTGTTCAGCAGGTGTTTCCTGCTGCACCACTTCATCAGAAATATCAACCACGAACATCCCTTTATCCTGAATTTCTGCAAATCTTTCTTCTGTCATATCCAGTTTTTCACCGATCACATGACCTTCACCTGTGTACTTGTCTGTATATTCTCTTACTACTACAACTCGCATAATTCACACCCCCTACACAACAGTGTTTGGATAGTAAATAGCAATATCCAACTTGTTTAAGCTGTCGTTTTCAAGGTCAGCCGTGCATTCAAACTTGACCGCAAAAGTGGTCTGTGTTGCGTTTTTGGTCTCAAGCTCAAACGCTTCGGTGCAAAGTGCATTCGGTAAAATAATGATTACATTTTTACCGCTTGAAAGTGTTCCAACATATGCAACATTTTCAAGATAATCTGCTTCTGTGATGTTTTCCTTAGATACATATTTGACATAGGTTGTATCTTCGGAAGTGGATTTTACAAGGTGTAATGCACTTACAAGAATATCTTCTGTAAGTTCTGTCATCTGACCTTCAAGTGTGGCAGATTCACCAACCTTCTGTTTGCTGACACCTTTGATCAGCACCGTTGCACCGTCCACCTCAACATCTAACCACTGTGCTTCATAATTGAACTTAAGACCACCGGAAGTTGCACCAAGTGGTGTACCAGTCCAACCACTGGTTGATTTCTCATACTTAAGATTTTTGTAAATGACACCTGCACCCAAGATCATATTCTTGATAGTTTCAGATGTAATACCATGCTTTTTTAAGCCCATTCTTTTATGCTCCTTTCCACTCATTTGTATTAAGTGTTATCGTAATTCTAAAAAGATCTTCTTCACCTGTTGGAATCATTAAACCGTTCCAATAGGTAATAAAAAAAGCAGTTCCTTCCTGAACTGCCCTTAAATCTTCAAATACTTTTTTTAATTTGTCATTTATTTCTGCAAGCGGTAATTTTGACCCCCTTGACCAACCATCAAGTGTAAACACACCGCCTGTATATCCGTCCTCTAATCTGTGTTCAGTTTCATTGAACGAACCGACAAAGTAAGGATAGCTAATTTCACCTGTCCATTCACCAAATTCATAGGGAATACCAAGTTGATCAAGCTGATCAGAAATAAAACCAAGCATATCAACCATAATTAACCCCCTAAATTCTGTTTAATGACATTTACAAGCTGTTTCTTTATCTTTGGGGCTACACTCTGAAATGCTTTCGTGAGTGGCTGTCGTGGTGTTTTTCCGTAAGTATGGTAAAATTTACCGTCTTTCTCACTCTTATAAACCCAACCGCCTTTTCTTCCGTCACCATGCAGTGCATATTCACCAGTACCAAATTCTTCCCAAATCGCATTTTCAAGGTCTGAACCTACAGCAACAGTTGATTCATCTTTTCCTTCATCAACCATATATTTGTAAGATCCTTTTGTTTGTCCGGTATCAACCCGGCTATTCCTTTGGGTCTGTGCCTGTATTTCACCACCTGCTTCGTGAAGGAATCCAATAACCCCTTCCGATAATGCAGCTTTAATTTTCGCTGTGTTATCTGTAAATTCAACTGACATACTACTGACCCCCTATAAATCTTAAATAGATTTCTAAATGATCGTGCATATTCATAGGGTCATCAATCAGAAGGATTTCATACACTTCACCGTTTACAACCATTCTTGCATTGTCACTTGTCACATCAACGGTTTCCTGTTCATCCGTCTTACTGATTACACCTGTCAGAAAACTGAATGGATTCCAAACCCAATCAGTTGACAGGTTTTTCAGATTGGTAAAGTCACACAAGAAAATGTGTGTACTTTCCTGAACCTTGGCATAAAAAGTTGTGTGCTTTGAATCACCTGTTGATAAATCCAACCAACCTAAGATTGATGTACAATCAACCCACTTGTGTTCACGCTCACCTATGGCATTTCTAAGGCTTTCTTTTTTTACCTGTAACAATCCTTGAATGTTACCGCCAACACTCATATAACTAGAATCTTGCCTTTATATAAGGCTTTAAGAACCCAAGTAAGGCAACAGGATAGCCCATAACTTGATTGTTAGCGTCCTGATCAAAGTAAGTTACACTGTATCTTGACAGCGTTTCAGATTTGACCCCGGTTTTCGGTCTGTTCTTAACGTCCCACTTGAGTAATTCAAGTACACCTGCACGAACATCAGTCGGATATTCCACTTTAGTGATCAGGTTTGTACTTTTGTACAATTCCTGATTAACTCTGATGAAATCATCACCAATTTCAGTAATGGTATACAGTCCATCATTCACCATTGACTGTGAAATCTGAACTGTATCATTTACTTTCAAAAAATCTGACGTTCCAAGCAGTCTGTTACCCGAACTATCGGCAGTAAATCGAACAAACCGATTCTGAAAATTGTTGTTTGTGTATGCTCTGATCATAAGTTCAGCAGCGTTCAGTTTTTCTTCAATTACCTTTTCAGTTTGCATAGCAAATTCAGGTAATTTCATTACTTCATCAACTGCTAATATCATCAGATCACCCTTTCTTATACAACCGGTGTACCAACCTTAGACTTGATAAGCCCCATCTTAACATTCTTTGTATTGAACTTAAGACTATAGTTGTCTGTTGTACCAAGTTCTACAAATGTTGGTGATTCTTTTGCAATATTATCAACTGCTAAAGAAAGACCGTTCGGATGCAGCACCTTACCCTGTTTTGTGTAGAACTTCTCAACACCTGCGGATGATTCAGGATCATAATTTGTTGTATACTGATTTTCATAGTTGTTCTTATCACAAGATAAAAATGCACCCTCACCAAACAGGTATGTGTTGTAAACTGCATCTGTACCTGTTCCTGTAGCTGTAAATCTATCAGTTACAAGTACGTGTTTACCTGCGATAGTTGGCAATGTGATCTCTTTTTGAATTACACCGTTGACAACATACTTATCATAGTCAACCATTTCCATTTTCTTGTACTCTTTGAAGATCATGGAATGCATAACCATCAGACCAAGACCACCTGCCATATCACCAAGTGCTGCCTGTTCTGCATCGTAAATTGTACCTGCTTCAATGTTTGTCTTAGTGCCTTTAGTAAGATCAAGTACATGATCATTAAGTGCTGCAACTGCTAATACTGCCTGTGCAATGTTCATCAGTTCTTTTTCCCAAACCTGACCATAATAACCTGCAATCTTATTTCTGATCAGGGTCATAGGGTCAGCACCAGTTAATTCCTTTGTGAAGTCTTTAGCCTTGAATGCTTTCATTCTCTGAATAAGCATACAAGTCTGTTTGTCACCGCTGATCTCAACAGGTGTGTTGTCTGTAAGACCATCATTGTTAAGTGCTTCCATACCGCTTTCATTTGCGTCAATCGGCTTATAGATTGGAATTGTTGCCACGTTTCCATGTTCACCGATTAAGTCCATAATAGAACTATCCTGCTGAACAATACCGGATGCAAGGATTGGTGTAGTCCAATAATCTGCTTCCTGCATCATTCCTGCAAATACTTCCTCGTCAAATTCAAATCCACCAAAATTACCCGTTCTTGGCATTTAATTCACCTTTTTAACCTTTCTTAATGTACGTTTAACTGTTTGAATAATTCCGGGTTTTCCTGTTTAAGTTTCATTCTTTCGTTGTAACCCATCTTAAGGAACTGTTCTTTGGTAACTGTCTTGTCTTTATCTCCACCCGGCAGGTTGTTTTCAAGAATCTTTCTGCTACCACTCTGCTGCTGATTACCATTGGATGCTTCAAACATGGTAGGATGCTGTGTTTTAAGACCTGAAATCAGATCATCTTCACCTTTGATTTTCCCATCATCACCAAGTTTGATTTCACCTTTTTCCTTTGCCTTGAATACAAGATAATCAACATCAACCGCACCTGCTGCAACCAACGCAAATTTCAATGCATTTTCTGTTTTCAGTTCTGCATTCTCTTTCTTAAGGTTTGTAATCTCTGTTTCATATGCAGTGATTTTCTGCTGTGTTTCTTCGTCTTTCCCGGCTGACTTTTTCAGTTCTTCAATCAGGTTGTTTGCCTTGGTCAGTTCTGTAGTCTTACCGGAAAGGTCAGTTTCAAGGTTGATGTATTTGTCCTTAGACACATAACCACCATCAGTAAGGTTGACCATCTTGATCAGCTTCTCTTTGTTCTTTTCATCACAGTTATAGGCATTGATTGCCTGCACCAGTTCATCATAGGTGATAGCCTTATCACCAAAAAATGCTTTTAAAAATTCCATGTTCTTCTTCCTTTCTCCGTCACGTTTTTATATCCGGTGTCACCGGGAACGGTCAACAGTTTATATCCCATGTTGCAGGGGTCATTTCAGCAGCAGTTTAAACGTCATAAGCCTTTTTCGGACATATTTTTTTTCAAAACTAAAATCTATTAATAGTAGTTTCGTCTGACCAATAGCCGAATGTATCGTTATCGCCATAAGCTTTGACGCTTACTGTAGCTCCGTCCATTCCGTCAGCAAAAAATTCATCTGTATAATTGGTAGAGTAAAATGATGTATATGTTGTATCAAATTCTTTGTAAGATCCATCTGCTTTTGTAACTCTAATTTTATAAAATGTAGCATTTTCTACTTTGTTCCAATTTGCTGAAAAAACTGCATAATTAAAATATCTTGATGTACTCTTGAAATAAGTAGCATAATTTACTGTTGGTTTTTCAAGAATACACTTCTTGAACCAATTTTTCACTGCGTTACTAATAGCATCTTCTAAAGCACCATCAGGCTGAAAGTTTATATCTGGAATCTCTACGGATGGCGGATTCAATTTCGGTGTGCAGGCAAATACCGGGATAGTAGAACCTGCAATCATCATGGTTACAATTAAAGCACTTACTAATTTCTTCATAATAAATACATCCTTTCTTTGTACGACAAAAAGACACCCTTGCGGATGTCTTAAAAATACTATTTAACCCATAGTTGGGAGATAATCAGGATCACCGAACCTTTCTACAGTACCAAGTAAATGTGCAACGCTTTCATGTTCCTTTTATCCCCCTTTCTGACCTCATATAATGGTCATATAGGTAATAAAAAAGCAAAGGTATACAATTCTGTACCTTTGCTTTTTAATACATTATATCGTCAAGTGACAAGTACCCAAGATCATAAACGTCTTTGTTCTCTTCGATACATTCATCAATAATGTCAATAATTTCTTCATCTTCCTGACTTTCAAACGGAATAGTTGGAAAATCATCATTGAATTTTTCCTTATACCGTTCAAGTGCTTTCTGTAATTTCTCATTCATATTATTTTACCCCTTTCAGAATTTCAATGAATGCTTCATAGCTGTTTGGCAAGTACTTCTTCACATATTCCAGTTCAGGACCACCATTTACTTCTGCACCCATGATGTTAGCCCACATTTCAGATGCAGATTCATACACCCTACATTCATTTGCTACCTTGCTAAGATTACTTGCATCAATACCAAGTTCTTTATATGCTGCCTGTAAACCTTTATGTTCTTTAAGCTGCTTCACTGAATGATATTTACGATTGTAATATTTGTCACCGTGTCCCCAGTTGATACGATGTGAAAGAAGTCCATCAATGGCATCCTGAACACCAACACTTGCGTCATGATCTCTAAGTTCTTTTTCAACATCATCTGTCAGTATTGATTTCAAAAACTGTCTATCTTTTCTCACAGCAGTCAAAAATTCATCAGAAGAACTTGCCACTTTTGCAAATTGGTTTGTCTGATACTTTGTTTTACTATGAATTGTTTCCACTTCGTTAAAGTGAAGCTCATCATAATCAGCTTTTGCATCAAAAAAGTGACCGTACTCATGTGCTAATGTTCCGTATTTACTCTTTCCGTTATCAATGTACCTTTGAATAGGGTAAGAGAAAACCAGTTTGTTGTCAGCAGGACTATAATATCCACTTTTTCCTTTACTGACTCCACTTATTTTATCAGCATACTTTGCATACAGTTTTTGAAGTGATGTATTACTGTGTTCAGTCAGAATCTTCATGTATTCATCATAATCTGAACTACTCATTGCACCCTTTAGTTTTTGGGTGTGTGCCAACACATCATATTCTTTCACATTCATTGTATCAGCATTGTCAGGAAGTTTCAAATACTTCTGTTTGAAGTCGTTGAACGACTGTATTTTATCCAATCCAAAGAATGTTGCACGTTCCTGTAAGGCTTTCAGTTCATCATCATCTAAAGCCCATTTTGCCCTTTGAAGAAGTTGACATCTGCAATTGCAGACATTCCTTGCAGAACCACCAACACCCGGTGCTTGCATTTTCTCACCGCTAACATCGAAAGGTTCATCAAGTTCCCTAATCTGTCCATCTGCTTCTCTGTGTTCCGGCCTTGTCCTACTATCAAGTGTGGAATCCCACTGTTTGACTATATCAGCACCCTTTTTCTTTGCCCCATGCTGACCGTCAAGGGCTGCTTCATTCTGTATTCTATGCCCTTCTGTCCGGGCAATCCGTATCGCATTGTTATATGCTTTACGAAAAGGGCTGTTCATACCCTTGGCAATCCTTAATGCCATTTCATTCCATGTTGAACCGCTTGCAATCCCTCTTGAAAGTTCAGCACGAATTGAACGCTTAAGATAAGCCACATCTTCACCAAGTCTGTTGTAAAGACTGTCTGACAATTTACTGTCTGTACGAACTGCCTTGACAACCTGATCTTGGTTGATTGGAACAACCAAAGGTATACCACTAAGATGCAGGTCATAGTACATACCAACATAACCGTTTATGTACGATTGCTGTAAATAATCAGCTATTGTTGTAAACTGTCCTTCATGCAGGTCATACAAGATTGATTCAATCTGATCAACCATAATCTGCTGATATTCTTTTTGGTATATGATGCTTTGCAGATTTTCAAGATCTGTCCTTGCTGACAGTTCCCTGATTTTTTTTTCACAATTCTTTTTCGCCTGTTCATATACCAGTTCTAACAGCTTGATTACTTTCTTTTCATCGTTAAGTTGTGCCTGTTGTACTTCCTTCTGTGCCTTGTTCACCTATTCCACCACCTTCATCATCCGGTATAATAGAATCAAGATCATCTTGCACCTGCTGCACCTTATCAGCTTCATTATCCGGCAACTTGTCCTTCACATCTTCATAATCAATATCAAGGACGTCACAAATATACTGAATCGTCAGATCATCACCAAAAATCTGTGCCAGTGATAACAGGGTATTGATCTGCACCTGCTGTTTCTGTGCTTCTGTAAGTTCATTCTGTTCATTTTCCTGTTCATTTGACATAACTTCATGTGTGAACTGAAAATAAACATCTGTGATCTGATAATCTGTACCATTCTGCTGATTGATTTCATCAATGCAGACTGATACGATCTTACGCAAGAACCGCTTGATATTCCTTTCAAGATGCTTGCATCTAAGGTCAAGCAAAGAATAGGCTGCCTTGATTGCAATGTTGGTTGTTGCAGATGTATCTTTCAGACCGGAAAGATTCAGACCCATACCAAACCTGTAGATGTTCTTTTCATCAAGTTCCAACTTAATCTTCCGGGCTTCATACGGTACATCTACGGTATGTACTTCAATACCGCCTGATTCCCCAACACCAACAATCTTTTTTGTCTTAAGATTCTGCTGCAATTCATCAAGGTTATCACCTTCAAACCCTTTGACTGCATATAATGGATGGTCAAAGTCAATCAGGTTATTGGAAAGACTGGATGCCATAAGGTCATAATCATCAATCAGGTCTTTCACAGCTTTCAGATTGCTGAACTGTTTCTTGTTATTATCCAATCTGAAAAATGGTAAAAATCCAAGTGAATCAATGTAAGTGTTATCATCACCGTCAACCTGATACAGTATGTGTGGTCGTGGGTTTACCTTCACATTCACATCTTGCTTGATCTCACCTTCATCAGTCTGAACATAATAAACAACCTGTTCATCATCCCAATCCATGATTTTCTTGATTCTGTGACCTTCTTTATCAACACGGTCAACATACCAGTACAGAACGTGGTCTTTTTCATCAGATGCAAACCGGGCTTCTACTTCCACAACTCCGATACTGTCAGCACACGTGAATTTCAGCTTATCAGTGCTGTCTTTCATAGCGTACATATAAGCAAAACCTTTTGTCTGACAGTCTGTAAGCGTTTCTGACAGTTCATCAATAAAATCATCGTTATTGTTGAATCTTGCATCAAGTTCACTCTGTAGTTCAGGCACATCACTGAATACAAAACCATCTGAACCTGAAAGGGTGTACTGTGTACCCTGTTCTGTCAGTTCCTTAAAGAATGGATGGGGTATTCTCACATTTGACCGGCTTGTATCTTCCACAAGCTGACCATCAGAATTAAAATAAAACATTCTGTAATTTTTAATGTCGTGATCACCGTCAAAATAGCGTTCACCTATTCTTGCAAAATGCTTTTTCACTGATGCAGCATCTTCATCAATGAACATCTTTATTTCTTTGGCCGTAAGCACCTGTCACCCCACCTTTCCATAATCTGATTTGTAAACTCAATGATTTCATCTCCATGAACACCGAAAAAATCACACATTGCTTCTTCACCCTCAACCGTATGACCGTATGAAAATAGAAAAGCATGAACCAATTCATGAATCAGTGTTGAACGTGTCACTGATTCAGAACGTCCGTCCATAATGCTTATCAAAAGTTCCTTATATTCAGTCAGTCCAAAATTATAGCTGTTTGGGTCAGGGTTCATTTTTTTTGCACTTGCATCCACCAGTTTGACCTTCCATACATCATTGTGAATCTTTATTTTCATGATTTTAACCATACAGCTATTTGTATAACCAACCGCTGCCTTTCTTGATATATTTTTCTAATGCATACCGCATTGCGTCCATAAGATGATTGAAGTCATCAATAGGGCGGTTCAGTTTATTACCGAACTTGTCCTTATCCCAAGTATAGTTGCTGATCTCCGTCAAGAAATTCACACATCTTGGGTGTATGATGATTTCAAAGTCCTGAATAAACTGAATACCGCTGTTGATACTGTCCTTGCCTTTTTCAGCACCTTTGACTCTAAGACCATAACCCTTTAACTGATCAATAGACTTTGGTTCTGCTGAATCTGCTGTGATTCTTTCCTTCGCATAGCCCATATCAGTGATATTCTGATATATTCGCTCATTGGAAAGACCTGCTGCATACATTTCATCATACACGAATATCTTTTTGTTCTTCGTATCAATGAATCCGCAAAATAATGCAGATGGGTCATTTGTATAACCAAAGTCAAGACCAAAGGCTGAATCAATACTGTATTGCTGTCTGATCCGTTCCAGTGTAAAGGCTTCTTCATGCCAGTTCTCATATACAAGACCGTCAACAATACCCCAATCACCAAGGCCTGCCACTGCATAACGTCTTGGGTTCTGTTTCCGCATGGTTTCAAAAACCTTAAGATCGGCTTTATCTAACCATTCGTTGCATTTGTAATTAGTTGTAAGTGCAAGGGTTTCATCATCCGGGTTATCAAAAAACCGTTTCTTCAACCAATGGTGTTCATTCCAAGGGTTGAAAGTAACGGTGATCTGCTTGAACAGGTCTGAACCTTCCGGGATTGCACCACGAATAGATTCATCAAGCATATTGAAATCATCCTCTGAACTAATTTCATATGCTTCTTCAATCCACATCCAACACAATACACCCTGATCAACAGTGATTGATGTTACTTTCAGTGGGTCATCCAGTCCTCTGAAATAAATCTTTTGACCTGTTGGCTTATACGTCATTTCAAGTGGTGACTCTTTTATATCCCAAAAAGCATCAACACCAAGTCGATGTATAGCCCATTTCAGTTCAGTAAAACAGGAATCCTTTAGTGTTCTGTAAGTTTTTCTGACAACTAAGGTATTCGCATCAGGGTATTTCATCATATTGGTGATGTACCATAATGCTGTAGTCTTTGACTTCTTAGATGCACGTGAACCTTTGACTGCCCGGTATCTACCTTTCCACCGCCAAAATGTACCGTAACCCTTACCAACTACTTCCGGTAATTTCACATTAACCTTACCGGACTTTGTAGCCTTGTAATCTTCCGGCATCAGAATGAACTTCTGATAACCAAATACATATTGACTTGATGGCTGCCTGTATTTAGTCCTCAAGCGCGTCTGCTCCTGAAATAACAATAGGGGCTGTCACATTCACATCTAACTTATCATTCCACATACCTAAATGTTTACCAAGCAATTCAAGGGCTTTCATCTTGGAAGCAATCTTGACTTCTCTCTCAACACTTCCACCAAACTCATTATCAGATTCCTTATATTTGATTGATTCAATACAAGACAGATCATCAGCAGATGCATCTTGTTTGATTCTTCCGTTACTGTCAACAACGTCTGTCATTCTGACAAATGCAATCTTGGCAAGCTCTAAGACAACCCTATCCTGATTCACTCCGGTTCTTCGTGACCGTTCTGCCATGTGTTCAGCAATAGCCTGTTGAATGTTAGGTTTTGTCAAGTTTTCACATCCGATTACATCCGCTGTTTTTACCGAATAACCTGCCCTAATAGCTGCCTGTGTTGCATTCAGGTCAATCAGGTATTCATCAACAAAACGTTGCTGCTTTTCAGTTAATTTGCCTTTTTTTGCCATAACAACACCGCCTTTCTATTATTTTTATAACAAAAAGTGCTGCAAGGTAGGAGGTTTTAGCACCCTTGCAGCACATAAGACAATAAGCAATATAATTTTGCATAAAAAATTGCAGGTAATAAATTACCTGCAAAAATTTTTGTACAGCATACACTATAAAAGGTCTGCTTGTATTTGTCAAATATGAAATGATTGGTTTTATGTCAGATATGTAAGGTTTTTATAGGTATCTTCAAACGCTGAAAGTGCCTTATTATGCAGTTCTACAGTATATGAATAAGATTTTTTCATTTCCTGTGAAGCAACCTTGACTGTTTTAAACTGCACATACACTTTTGTAAGAATCTGAATCATATTCTTGTCACGCAATCCCCGGATTTCCTTAATGATCTGCTTCTTTGCATCAACAAACTGATCTATTTCTTCATTGATGTGTTGGTCAAACATGGTATACCTCACTACATCCTTACATAACTTATCACCTACAGGTGAAGTCTGCACTTTGTCCCGGCTGTAATCAATACCGCCTGCACTGCATACATTCATTTTCATATCTGACAGCGTGGCAATATCATCATTTACCTGCATATCTAACACTTCAAGCTGTTTCAGATATTCCCTTGCACTTAATTTCTTCTGATCACTCATTTTTACCTCACTTTCTACGGTTGGTTACACTTCGGTTACGGTTAAAAATAGCCTAAAAAGTGCTTCAACCCCTTATAAATCAAGGAAGTTACGGTTTCTACGGTTACGGTTAAAACTCTATTCTCTATATATTCTTATTTTTACTAAGTTCTATTACTGTCTCTTATACACATCTCCGAGCCCACGA